GACTCGCTCGGCGGCGCAGAAGCAAGTCCAGGCGATCTTGGCCGACCTCGATGAGCACCCGGCCACTGGCTCGTCGGCGCCCTTGTCGGCCGTGCTCGAGGACTGGCTGCGTCACACCGAAGCCAGAGGCCGTTCACCTCACACCATCGATTCGGCAAGACGATGCGTGCACAACGTGCTCGTCCCCGCCCTCGGAGATGTGCCGGTTGGTCAGTTGACGGGTCGCCAGATCGACGCTTTCTACGATGAGCTGCTGGCCCGGCCGGTTTCGCCCGCCACGGTCCGCCGTCATCATGCAGTCATGTCCGCCGCGCTCGGCCAAGCAGTCAAGTGGGGCTGGATCATCGTCAACCCATGCTCAATGGCGTCGCCGCCACCAGTGCCTCGCAAACCGTTGGTCGTGCCGGGCAACGAAGAGATCCACGCAATCGTCCGCAGCTTGACCCAGATGAACGAGGTCTACGGCATGGCTGCGTTCTTGGCCGCCTCGACTGGCGCCCGACGAGGCGAACTGTGCGCCCTGCGCTGGACTGACCTCCACGACGGCCTGCTTGATATCTCTGCTTCGCTCTGGCGAATCGGTGGAGAGACGGGGACAAAGAGCACGAAGTCGGGCCGTGAGCGCATCATTCCCGTGGTCGGTGCAATCGCCGAGGCAATGGCCACCTGGTACGACCGGTGCACAAGGTTGGCAGAGACCGCTGGCGTCACGATGCCTCTTGATGCCTATATTCTTTCGTCGCGGCCCGACGGCACCAGGCCGATCAATCCCGACAGCCTTTCGTCGGCGTTCAGCCGGACCGCCAAGGCCCTCGACCTCGGGCACATTCACTTCCATTCGTTGCGCCACTTCGTTGCCACCGAGATGCTGGCTGCCGGTATCAGCCCAAAGGACGCTGCCGACGTGCTTGGTCACGCCAACCCAACCATGACGCTCAACGTCTACGCCCACTCAACGGCCGATCGACAGCGGGCGGCGATGGAAGCAATCGGTCGAGCGCTCAGATAGGTTCGCAATGCACGAACTTGATGAGGACTAGTCCCACAAAAGCGAACAGCCCCCGCCACGGCTGTGCTGCAGCACAGGGGCGGGGGCTTGCTCGCGCAGACCGGCTCGGTTGTTGGCAATGCTCCATTGGAGCGCCAGTGGGCAGCGGCAGGGTGCTGACCTATCGAGCCGGCGATCAGGCGGCCGGCTTCTCAATCGACACAACGGACGGAGTGCCCGCAGGGCCGATGTTCATGCTGACGAGCGAAGTGAGCACCGAGGCAACCGTGGCCGTGGCGATGGTCCCGCCAATGGCCTGCCAGTCGGCGTGGAACCAATCGAGCTGCGTGGCGGCAATGATTGCCAGGGCGCTCTGAGCTGCGGTCTTGACGGCTCGCTCGAGCAGTTGGATGATGAATGCCTTGCTCATGGCTTGGGCCTTTCGTTTGGCTTGGGCGGGAAGAGTTCCCAAACGGCGAAGAGGCAGTCGGCATAGCCAGCCAGGTCGACGATCGAGTCACGGACCGTCTTGGCATCAAGGCCCGAATCCATCGCCGCCCCGATGCGGGACAACTTGACGCAAGCCATGAACGCCACGCCGTCGGTGACGTTGAGGTCATGGCCGGTCAGCGCCTTGAAGAGAGCAACGGTGCGCTGGTAGTCAACGGCCGGGTGGCCGTAGGTGTCGCCACGGTCGCCGTGCACCAGGCGTGCAGCTTCGGCCGAGGTTGAATCCCACGACATCAGGTGATCCCAATACCGGCAATACCGTTGACAAGCGCTGGCGTCCCAGAGATTGAGGTCAAAAGAGCGGTCAAGCCAGATCCGCTTGTCATCGCTCGACCGTTACCTGCAAGGGTTCCAGCGGAAACGGTAGGACCGATAAGCGAGCCATTCGAAGCATTGCCGATCAAGGACGGCGGGGTCGTGCCACTAAACAAGACGCCGACGTAGTAGGTGCCCGGCGTCAATGATTGCGGCGTCCCCAACGGAAGCGTGTAGACCGTGACCGCATTGAACGTGGTTTGGTCGGTGGTCGACAATCCCGAGATCAATGAGCCGGCCTGAGTGTAGAGGCCGAGCAAACCGTGGCTCAGACTCGATGCCGCTGCGACGGTGCGGAACAGGAAGTTTGAGGCGGTGAAGGTGTAAGGCACGTTGACCTGAAAGAAATACTGGACGCCAGCCGTCAACGTTACCGTAGCGTTCGCTATGGCCATATCCATGAACGTGGCCGCTTTGAGCCCTTGGTTCACCGAACTTGTCCCGACTGGGATCTGTCCAAGAGCGGCAGCGTCGGTGCTGACGGTGCCGTTGGCAAGGCCCGTGATTTTGTTGCTCGTTCCCATCGCCAAAGCGCCGCTCATCGTGTCTCCGGCCTTGGAGACTTTGAGCGCATCTGCGGTGTCAACGTAAGCGGTCGTGGCGATCTTGATCGAGTTGTCGCCAGCGCTTTGCGTCTTGACAGAACCGGTCTCAAAACAACGCCATTTTGACGTCGCTGCGTTGTAGATGAACCGAGCACTCGTGGGAAGAGTGGTTGAACCGTTTGAGGTGGTGGGGGCCTCGACTGATACCGAGTTCTCGGTGTTGACCCAAGTGATCGTCTGCGCCACGGCAGAAAAGTCGTAGACCCGCACAAGCATTTGCTGACCATCGACGGCGCTTGTTGTGGCAAGCGTGATCGTCATAGCGGCGGCTGATGAGTTCGTGAACTTGCACGAGCCAGCCGTGATCGGGCAGGTGCCTGCGTTTGACGTCACCGAAACGGTGGTCACCGTCTGCGACACAATCGGCGCAGCGATGGAACCACTTGGGACAGTGAGCGCACCCGAGAACGTCGGCGAAGCGAGCGGGGCCTTGGCGGCGAGGTCGGTGGTCAGGTTCGTGACCTGACTCTCGGTGATCGTCAGGGCCGTCTGATCGATCCCGATCTGAGCTGCGCCCGAGGTGCCCCCGTTCGTGATCGGCGCAGAGACTGATACCACGCCGCTTGAACCCTGTGGCCCGGTCGGTCCTGTGGGGCCAGTCGAACCGGTCGCGCCAGTAGCGCCCGTCGGGCCTGCGACAGAAGAGCCGACGGCGGTGACGAGCGTGTCAGTTGAACGAATGATGGTGGCCGAATCGGTCACCTGGATGATGATGGCGTCGGTACTCATCGGGTCGGGCTCAGCGCGATCTTGACGGGGCCTTCGAGCAGGGTGGTAATGGTCGAGCCATTGGTCTCTCGAAGCGACCAGACGCCATCGCCATCAGCGAGAGCGCCCGTCGTGGTCGAGGACAGCGTGGCGCTCAACGTGCCGGCCGCACCGCTCACTACCGAACAAGTGAACGTCGCCAGGGGCGCAGAGTCTTGAATCGTCGAGCGCAGCTGCGCCGAGTAGGTGCGCCCGGTGATGTTGATTGACGAGCCGGTGCCGTCCTTCATCGTCACCGACACCGTTTTGGTATCGCCGATGATGATCGTTAGCGGGTAGTTGGCTGGGTTTGCCATGGTGTTCCTCCCTGCAGGGTTGACTAGAGCGGCAGACCGAACACGGAAAGACCGTGTTTGCGGGCCATGAAAGTGGCGAGGGGCTTGCCCTCATAGCGGCGGCACAACTGGTCGAGCGAGATGAACCGAGGGTCAGCAGTGCCGTTCTCGACCTGTTGGAGCAAGATCACGCCTCGCCAGTGGGCGTTGTTCTGGACGCCCTTGTAATCCTCGGCGTGGAGGTAGGCAGCCCCGGCGACGATCCCGATCTGCTGCGTGCCGTCGGTGAGGAAGCGCACGGAGTAGTCGAGGGTCTGCTGGTGGCCCATGACGAACGAGTGCCCGATCGTCTTAAGCCTGGTGGCTGCCGTACCGCCGTACGGACGGCCGGTGAATGGAGCTGCGTAGTAGTGGCAGTACCAGATGCCGTCAATCTCAATGGGCTTGAGGAACGGGATCACCTCGAAGCCGTGGGCCGCATAGTTGAGGTCGTCGGTCGAGATCAGGCCATGCAACTTTGCGTCGTCGTTCGTGGCCCGGTTGATTCGATCCTCATGGTTCCCCAGGGTGATCACCCGACGAGGGCGCCACTTCTTCTCTTTCATCGCCCGACGGTGATCGTTGAACGCATCGAGCGGGGCGTTGAGCACATCGAAGGCACGGTTGGCGGCCTCGATGTCGGCAGAGTAGCGACGACCCTCAAAGGACCTCTTGCCCACGTCGTAGGACGACAGCGACGGCATATCGGCATGGTCGCCCAAATGAACAACGGTGTCGGGGTGCTCGTCGACAATGAGTTGCCCGATCCATCGCAGGTGGTCGGTGGGCGTGCCGTCCTTCGCTTGAGTATCAGGGACCACAAGATGCGTCGACATCGACCTGCCTTCGTTGAGGAATAGGTCAGCCGTCGGGGAACTGGCGAGTCACGAACTCTTCAAGGCGCTTGACCCGATCACCAAGTCGGTTCGAGTCGCCGCCATTGGGGGTCACTTCGTAGCGCACTGCTTCGACATCGGCTCGGAGCAGGTTGACCTGCTCGATCAAACCGGGGGCCGGATCAATGTTGTCGAAGTCGGCAGGCTCACCAAGTAGCAGGTCGCAAACCTTGTTGAGCTTCTTCGCCGTTGCCTTGCGGCCTTCGTTCCAGTCCTTGCCGAACATCATCCAGAAGGTCAGCGACAGACCCAACGCAGAGACGACGAACCCGCCGAACCACATCCAGTGAACCCACGGATCTGCAGCGGCGATCATCGTCCAACCTTCTTGAGCTTGTGGTCGAGGCACTTCGCCGCTTGATGCGAGAAGTTTGGGCGCTTGCCGTTCAGGTGGCACAAAGTCTTCAACTTGGCAACGGCGGTCTGAGTGTCAGGCCCATAGACGCCGTTCAATCCGAGGCGCTTCTTGTGCACTCGGATGCCGATGGCGTTCGTGGCCTTCTGTAGGTGGCGCACGTTGCGGCCGTGTTGGCCCAGGTGGATGACAGGCACGGGGCGCTTGAGCGTCGG